CATTACATCTAGACCATTGCGGTTGATCTGGTGACTGAACCAAGCAATCCAACTCAGCTTTCATTGATCGGCACCATCTCCCGTTGCGTCTAGAAGAGGCAACCAGACAGTCGAAATTCACTTCGTTTTTCACTATGTGATTTAGGAAATAACGAAGACGTTTATGACTGTATTTTTTGGCGTGATGGTGAACGTGAACAGAGCAAGATGTGTCCACCTTGTAGTCATTGGCTTCCAGTAATTCCAGAATGATGTGTAACTGGCGGAATAACTCTTTGGGTGGTAATGGTGGACTGACTAATTCGCGACCTCTCACCGAATATTCCTTTACGAATTTCCAATGGGTTTTAACACCGTGTTCACAGTTATTATATGACCGCATCTTAATACCCATTTCGCTAGCTTGCTCAATGACGGTAGATTCGCGGTTTAGAGGATCGAGCAATTCAATTTCCAGACCAATGGTTTTATCGGTCATATATTTGTCAGCTAGATCGGTGGCTTGTGTTAATGATATGTTATTCATATTTCGTCTTTTTTGGTTTTTAGTATCTGGCAACGTGCCATTGGCGGTAAAATACCAAGGGTGACCCATTGGTGTCAAATCTAAATAAGGGTGACCCATTTAGCCACCAGAGGGTCAATAAAGGGTGACCCATTGATGCCAGACATCTGGTAAAGGGTGACCCATTTATGACCATATGACCCTATTGTGACCCTCTAAAGGGTGACCCTTTTCTGGCGGATCGGTGAGAATGGGTGACCCTCTGGCGAAATTGTCGTGCAGCCAATGNGGCGGATGCCCGGNCATTCATAAGTGCTTGTAAACCANGATTTTANGCATTAATTAGAATCATTCCAAATAAGATATATATACCGCCAAGGGTGACCCTTTTTGTTACGTAAGTTGTTGTTTACCAACACTTTACACACCCGGTTGACGGGGGGTGGCGGTCTGACTCCGTTGCTGAGTTTACAAATGTAATATATAAACTGCCCCCTAAAAAAATGCCTAGCCAATGGACGGCTTGTGCTACGCCTACCCTGTGCATTACCTATTGACATCTTTTTCTTATATATATATATATGTGTTTATATCTGGTATTGGTTGATCAAAATTGATTAAGGGTAATTTAAAAATGATCGAGGATAGTATTGTAGAGGACTCCAACGAGAAGGAGCTATTGATGAACTACATCAACGATGCTATTATGGATATAGCTGCTGACAAGGAAAGTAAGCAAGCCAACAGTATATCTAGAAGTAACCCAGAAAAGGTAGCTAAGATACTATACCTATCCGCATTAGGATTGTCGCAAACTTCGATAGTCCGAAAGTGCAACTACAACAGAAATACAGTCATCAATGTCCTGGTGGACTACGCTGACCACAAGCATCAATTCAGAGAACTGGGAGGCAAGCTATCTGCTAAATCGTATATGAACCTAGAGAGCCTAGAGGAAGATATGATTCAAGTAGTCCGAGAGAGGATGCAGACTGGAGAATACGAGCCTACAGCCAAAGACATTAAGGACATAAGTATTGCTAAGATAAATTCAAGCAGACAGGCTTTAACGGCTAGAGGCGAGGTAAGCACAATTACAGAGAACAGAAACGCTGTTACCCAAGAGGATTACGAGGATACCCTAAAGGCTGCGAGGGAAAGAATAGAGCAGTTAAAACACGTTGAGGAGGTTATAGATGAGTAATTCTGTATTAGATTCTGAATATGATCCTATATATGACCAAGTAAAGGGAATACTTGGTGAGCATTTTATAAATTACTGTTTTATGGTAATGGACGAGGAGGGAAATCTGTATTCGGATTATACAAATTTGCCTATCGCAAAAATGCTAATTAAAGAAACAGCGGAGCAAATTAACTCAGAATATATAGAAATTGATATAGACTGGGAAGACGAAGAAGAAGAAGAATAGTATGGAATTGGTTTTTACAGATCATCCCTTTCTAAGCCCTCCTTCTGATGAGGAAATCGTTTTACTTGCGGAGAATGATCCTAAGCTATTAAAGTCCCTATACGAAAGTCACGAGGGCAGGATTAGGGCATCTCAGGAAGATCCGATTCGTCACGGCTTTGATCTAGAAGGCTGGCAAAGAATAGCAGATGGGTTGAAAGACCACAATGAGGTTCTAGCCCTTGGGGGAAACAGAAGCGGAAAGACTACCGGGTGTGCAAAGCTAGTAATGCAATCCGTTATTAACAATATGGATGGTCATATAGTATGCTTCAGTCAAAATGCAGATACATCTGTTAAGGTTCAGCAAGCTGCAATATGGGATATGATGCCCAAGGAGTTTAAGAAAAAAACAAAGAGCATTGAAGGGTATATTAATTATAGTATGCAAAATGGCTTTACTGGTAGTAGTTTTATTTTTCCAGATACCAGAACTAGGGTGGACTTCAAGACTTACACGCAGTTTAGCAATAACCATACATTACTGGAGGGTTTTGAGTTCGGTTTTAATAGAACAAGTGAACTAAACATTGGAGCCTGGCTCGATGAGTATCTTGGAGATTCAAATTTGGTAAATACTTTACGTTTCCGACTAGCTACAAGGGATTCTAAGATGGTAATTGGATTTACCCCCATCGATGGATATACACCATTCATCTCTGATTATTTAAAAAACGTACAAACAACAGAAACTAAACCCGCAGAACTTCTTGATAATCAAGAGGTTCCAGTAAAACAATACAGTCCAGACAGAGATGCTTCGATTATATATTTGCATTCGGATGAAAACCCTTTTGGCGGTTATTCTAGAATAGCAAAAGACCTAAAAGGTAGAAGCCAAGAAGATATATTGGTTCGTGCCTATGGAGTGCCAGTCAAGTCAATGACATCTCTGTTACCATTGTTTAATACAGAAATCAATGTACTATCTGATAAACCAAACAGATTTGGAAAGTCCTTTCCAGATATTTCCGATCAACGATCATTTAGTTGTTATCAAGTGGTCGATCCCGCTGGAGCAAGAAACTATGTCGCAATATGGGCNGNAGTTAATGAAAGAGGTGAAATTTTTATACGCAGAGANTGGCCCGACCGCAATACATATGGTGAATGGGCAAATTTTGGTGACCCCAAGTGGAAATATGGACCAGCTTCTAAAAAAATTGGATACAATGTCGCAGGATACGTAGAACTATTTGCAGAAATTGAAGATGACTTAAATCTAGAAGTAATGGAAAGAATTGGGGACTCCAGATATTTTGCTAGAGAAAATGAAAACAACGATGATTTATTTACATCATTCTATGACTATGGGTTGCATTTCGTTCCATCGGACGGAAGGGGAGAAGAAATGGGCATAAGTGCTTTAGATGATTGGTTTAACTATAATCCAAATTTTAATATAGATGAAGCTAATCAGCCCCTATGCTACATCCACGAGGATTGTGGCAACCTAATTGATAGCTTGATTAATTATAATGCTCGTGGTAAACCAGACGAAGCTCTAAAAGATTTTTTTGATGTAATGCGATATTTAAGGATGTCTAACTCCGGGGAAGGCCCGGATCATATAACCGATGCAAGTTTAGTTGCAACTAAAAATACACAAGGAGGCTATTAATGGCTAAGAAAAGATTAACAGATTTATGTAGAGAATATGGCATTCACTTTAGTGAAGCTAAAGATATAATTGACTTTCAATTTGATGAATCAATGATATCAGGTAAGGGTAAAAATACCTGGATCGATGAAAAAGGTCAGGCATTATTTGATGACCTTGTTCCTATTGATATAATCTATAGGGGTAGGGTATTAAAACCCGCCCCAAACAAAAGTTATGTTATAGCATATATTAAAGAACTAACACAGAAAGTTCCTGTGAAAGTTCCTATGCGCTATCAAAATCAACTAACAAATAAAATTATTCACATACAAGCAGATAATACTGGACCAAACGCCAAGTATCATTGGATACAAACCCCCAGAAGTCATAATTTAAAATTCTATGGATAGTCAATCAAACTACGAGGGACTTACTTATGTAAGCAAAGAACCAAGTGTAGAAACTTTGCGTAATGCATATAGCGAAACAGTTTTAGACCTAGAAGGTTATTTTGACCTCTGCCGAAACTCATACGACGACAGGCGAAACGATTGGGCTGGTAAAAGCCGAGATCATCGAAAGCACGGAGCAGATGCCTTTCCCTGGGAGGGTGCTGCCGATATGGAGGCACACACCATTGATGAGCGTATAACTCGATTGGTTTCTTTGTTTATGTCTGCACTTAACCGTTCAAATGTTCGTGCATTCCCGGTTGAAGCAGGAGATATTGCAAGATCAGTTGTTGTTTCTGGATTTTTAAAATGGATGGTATCCAGCGGATACATTCCTCGTTTCAAAAGAGAAATGGAGCTAGGAGCAAACTATCTTTTAGAACGCGGAATACTTTTAACCTACGTTGGATGGCATAGGGAGGATCGCAGATTTCTTCAAGAGCTATCTATTGAGCAAATTGCACAAAATAGTCCAGAATTAGCAGAAGCTATTGTTTCTGGTCTAGCGGACAATGAAATAACTGCTCTAATTCAAGCTGCCTTTGAAGGAATTAGTTCTTCTAGGGCAAAAAAGGCATTAAAAGACCTAAAGAAAACGGGAAAAGCGGAGTTGCCAGTAGTTCGCAGGCAAGTTGATGCCCCTGATGTTAAAACATTAGCTCCAGATGGCGATTTTTTCTTTCCCTCATATGTCACAGACCCCCAACGTGCGCCATATTGTTTTTGGAGAACATATTATACTCCACAAGAGCTTGAGAATAAGGTAGTTACAGATGGATGGGACAAAGATTTTGTAGATTATGTTATTGGTCACTACAGAGGCATAAGTGTTGACGTTACTAATCGTGAAGAAAATCTTTCTCGTGCTACTACGTTAAATAATAGTGCATACGAATCAAATGATCTAATTGAGTTAGTCTATGGCTATCAACGACTTATAGATCAAGAAGATGGATCTGAAGGAATATACTGCACGGTATTTCATAAGGACTTTAGTGGCAATGACTTAGCTCCCGGATATGCAAAGTTTGAACTTCTTAACGGCTACGAAGACTACCCAGTTGTAGTTACAAAGTTGTCTGAAGATAGTAAACGCCTTTATGATACACCTACTATTCCAGATGTCCTACGAGGAATACAGAATCAAATTAAAATAGAGCGAGATTCTCGTATCGATAGAAATAGTATAGCTACCTTGCCACCAATTTTGCATCCAGTAGGTCAAGCTCCCACAGATTGGGGACCAGGTAGAATGATTCCATATCGTAGAAAAGGTGATCTAGATTTTGCTCCTGCACCTGCATTCAATAGTGGCTCTATTGAAATGGAGCAAACAATGGAAGATCAAGCAGATAGGCTTTGCGGTCTAGACGAAAAGTCTCAGATCAGTCAAATACGACAACAATTCTTAGTAGACAAGTTTTTACAGCACTCCGCAGAGGTTTTACGGATGTGCTATCGTTGCTTTCAAAGATTTGGACCAGATTCTATATTCTTTAGAGTTACTGGAGTTCCAGACCCCCAAGTATTCGATAAAGGTAATGCGGAAGAAAACTTTGATATTGTTGTAAACTACGATGTCCTCAATTCGGATACAGAATCTCAGGAAAAGAAACTTGAGCAAATCGTGGCACTTACGCAAATGGATCGTAGCGGTCGGATTAATGTCGATAGACTTTTGGATACAGTTGCTAACGCTATTGACCCAGTTCTTGCAGACAGTATCTTGCAACCTACAGAAGTTGCACAAGAGCAAATTGTAAAAAAAGTTACTGATGATCTTACAAAAATATTTGCTGGTATTGAAGTTAATGCACAACCAAATGGGGCGCAAATTGCATTACAACTAATACAGGAATATGCTCAACAGCCAGATATTACCCAAAGGTTACAAACAGATGAGTCTTTTGCTGCTCGCCTTGAAAAGTATTCTGCTCAGTACACATTCCAGTTACAGCAAATGCAAAACGCACAGATTGGTAGACTGGGAACCGCACCTGCACAAATGCAAGCACCAGAGCCACAACAATAAAATGGCTATAAATAATCAAAGTGCCTCAGACTTTTCATTTGCTAGAACTAGAGATATTAAAGAACAACGAGTAATCGATGCTTTAAATTCTTTTAATATCCCAGATGATTTTAAGGCTATACTGTATGGAAATATAAAATATGAAAGTGCCAATAGCTTTGATATAAATAAATTAGAGGTTTTAGAACCTGGAGTAAAAAGAGCAAAAGGCGTAGGTCTATTTCAAAAAACTGGACCTACAAAAAGAAGCTATGATGATTATTTGGAAAGAAATAGATTGCCAAATAATGAAGTAAACGAAATAAAATATTATCTTGATGCGATAGCAAATAAAGATAAAGTTGTTGCCGAATATCTTGGCACGGGGTATATGAGAGACTACAGGAGTTTGCTAGACGGGAAACCATCGGATGAAAGAGGTGGTAAGCACGGTATTGTCCGTAAAGTATTTGAACCAAACTTTAGAGATACGCACGAACATTTTGTAAACTTTATGATGAATCCCAAGCAGGAGGCTAGAATTAAATCCTTGCCCACTAGGTTGCAATATAGCATACAAGCTCGTAATAATATTTTTAATCAAACATTACCTGAGAAATCAATACTTCCTCAAAGCGAATTAATAAAAATAAATAGATAATAAATATGCAAATACAAGATGACATTAAGGCTCTACAGCAATATGATTTTTTTGCAAGATTTGTAGATTTAATACACCAATTTCGTGAGGAGTGCATCGAAGAAATGCATAAGGCTCCGTCAGAACAAATACAACAACTGTCTGGTCGGATTATAAGTTATGATCAAATACTACAAATGGTAGATTTTGATAAGATTAAAAAGACTCACGCAGATACTCTCAACAGATAGTTTACACTACTGTTAATATATAAACATCGCTATCGCTCAAGCGTTAAGGAGTGGAATTATGTCAGATGAAATCACAACGGAGATCGCTGAATCCGTAGAACCAACAGCGTTAAAGTCAAATATGTCGCCAGAGGATTTTATCCAAAGTCGGCTCGGTGAAACAAAAGAAGTACAAGTTGCTTCTGAAGAATCGCCAGAATCAGAATCAGAATCAGAATCAGAAACTTCGGAAGAGGCTTCTGGTGAGGTTAAATCGGAAGAATCCATATCGGAACCTTCCGACAATGTTCTTTCACAGTTAGATTTGGACAATTTGTCTGAAGATCAAATAAGAGAGTTATCGGAAAAACTTGGCAGCCGGGCTGTATCTCGCTTTGGCGAGCTTACTGCTAAACGCAAAAAAGCGGAAGAACGGCTAGTTGAGTTAGAAAATAAACTATCTGAAAATGAATTAAAGAGTTCTTCAAAAATAGAAAGCAATCCTTACTCGGACCTTAAAACCATAGATGAATTAAAATCTAAGGCTGAAGAGGTAAACAATATAATCGAGTGGGCAGAAGATGTATTATTCAATTCAGATGGATTTTCACCAGAAGATGGAGTTACAGAAGTAGATGGTAAAAGCATTACTAAAAAGCAGGTACGAACTACCTTGCAAAATGCTCGCAAAACTAGAGATAAGTTTTTGCCAGATCAGCTAAGAAGTGTTCACAAGCTAGAAAATGCCGTAAAGATGAAAGAAACCTTTGCGGAACAGGCTGAAAGTGAACTTTCTTGGATGAAAGGTGAAGATAATGATACTAGACGTAAATATGAGTCTATGATTAAAGACCCTCGTTTTGTAGAAATGGAAAAATCTGTTGACCCAGAAGTAGCTTCTCAACTTAACTACATCATTGCTCACGCTGCAAACAGCTTATATGCAAGAAAAACGATCTCAGAAAAAAGCGCACCCGGAAGATTAAATCCTCCAGGTAATGCTACATCTTCAGCGGGTACTCCAGAAAAAACTGCGAATAAGTCTGTAAAGGCTTTAAATGAAATATCTCAACGATTCAAAACATCTGGCTCAAAGAGTGATTTTATCAATCTAAGAACCCTACAAATTAAAAATCGTTAATCCTAATAGAAAGTAAATAAAATGTCGTTTTCAAACACATTCGATACAACTAATCCAGGATCGGCTGTTTCTAACCGGGAAGACTTGACAGATGTTCTGACAATTCTCGCTCCAGAAGAAACTCCTATCCTTTCATCCGCAAGCAAGCAAGCTGCAACCGCCACTCGTAGTGAATGGACTGTAGACAGCCTTTCTGCCCCTGTTACCGCAGGTGTTTCAGAAGGTGCTGACGTAACAGCATTTACAGACAAGTTCGCTGGTCGTGCTCGCCTTGGTAACAATACTCAAAAGTTCCGTCGTGACTATATGGTATC